CCCCTCTCCTTATCAACCGAGCTGACAAGCTCACATTCAAACCTTTTCCAGGGTTCATCACTCTGGTATTGGCTCGAACTTGAATGTTAGACCCCACCTCGTAGGATTAGTCATCCTACTTGGATTCTGGAGTCTTGTATTCATGTTGATAAGATTACAAGATGCGGGGCAAGCTGGACCAACGTTGGATTTGAAATCTCCAACCTAAGTTAAGCCCTAACCGCAAATTGTAACAAAGGGATCCTCTTTAGGTACGGCTTCCGCCGCGCCTTCACTCAACCTGCCATTACGAGGAGATTCCGGATATGGCAAAACCTGCCAAGTTCTATCCAAATCTCCCACGCGGTGATCGTCCAAAAGACGTTAAACGCGTTGGTGCTCTCATGGTAACGGCACCTGTGTACACAGCGAAAGAAAGACATGCCGATAACCTGAATAAACAATTCAACGTTTATACAGGAAATTGGATATTGTTTTCCGGACGTGAGTACCAAGGTGACAATACTCGTGCGGGTACTAAAAACCCCGGTTGGAGAGTGACAATTGCTAAGGGAGGGGACGCTACCTCAAATTACTCGAGGGAAACGTTCAAACTTAAACCCATGAAATACCGGATCACGTCCGAAAACTCAACTTCGTTGAGCAACGGCTATGGGACGGCTTTTGGGGGTATACTTGTTTCTGAAAAGGACAAGGTGGCGTTGGAAGACGTCGCTATTGGCCGTTTAAGGAACAGGCTCTCTAGCAAAGTCGGTAACGCTCAGCTCGGACCGCCACTCGCTGAAAGCCGTGAAATCCATCGCCTTGTGCGACAGGTTAACGGCCTAGGAATGAAAACGTTTCGAGCTTTGCTAGCCGCCAAAGCAACAAAGGGCAAGAGTCTCGCATCGCAATTCGGAGACATCTGGCTGGGTTATGGGTTCGGAGTTAATCCCTTACTCAAAGATATCCAGCAAGCTGCGGATTCTGTCTTGCATTACGTCACACGACAGAATTTCCGGACTGTGATAACAGGTACTCATTCACGGGATTATGCATCTTCTGCGAACTTAGCAATAAGTTCGTCCGATGCTATCTCTGCTCATGTGAACTTAGGATGGTTTCTAAGTGCAACACACTGGCAGGGGGTCCGTTATAGAGCCGGCGTAGACATAAAAGTCCGTGCTGGTTCTAACTACAGTGTAGCTGATCACCTCGGGTTAAAGGTTGAAGCTCTTCCAAGTATTCTTTGGGAGCTTGTACCCTACTCCTGGGCGGTTGACTACTTTACTACTGTGGGCTCGTGGCTCGAGGATTCTTTTTATACTATGCCGGCAACGGTTGCGTATTTGTCCAAAAGCTACAAGTATGAGAGTAATACTTCTGGTTCTCCTATTGCTTTAAAGATTCCGGGGGCTAACGCCACCTTATCTGCAAGCAATTCTTTTGGGAGATATACCAGATTTACTCGTGAAAAACTTGCTCCTGATCTACCTACGCGATCACTCCGCATTAAATCTGTGGATGAGATTGCTTCGCATGGACTTAACAAGCTTTTAAACTTGGGGTCCATACTAGCCCAGAAACACGGTCCTAAACTGTAGCGTTGACCTGCTATGGTGTAAAGATTCGTGAATCTTAACGCACTAAGGAGCCATACATGGCTTTTGCACCAGCTTCACCTGTAACAGGCGCAGTGGTCACTGGGCTGACAAGCCCGACCTACACGCTCTTGGCGGATACCGCACCCAACATTAATGGCAAACAATACGCCATCAGTGCACTGGGTGGTACTCAGACGAGTGTCGATGTGAACAGCGTTAGTAAGCCGTTCACTACGTCATTCTTCCGGCCTCCGATCCTCAGAACGTTACCGCAGGCAAACCCTGTAACGGGCGTTATCAAGAACGTGCCCCTGAACGTGTACAAGTTCATCACACGTAAAGGTGCCGCTCCTGCCGTTAACCAAAGTATCATGGTTCCGAAAGTTACCACGATCATTGAGGTGCCGGCAGGCGTTGATACTTATGAACCGGAGGAAATTCGCGCCATGCTATCGTGCCATTTTGGCATTGGCTGGGAACAAGCGAGTGGAATGTCGGTCACCGTATTGACGGGTGTTCTTTGACTTGGGCAAAGGTTTCCTCCGGCGTCATCGCAATCGCATGTGTGCTAGTAATTATAGCAAACGCGCCTGCGGTGCTGACGGACAACCTTGTAACAGCCGTAGCCCAGATTCGGAAGAACGCCGCGAAGACCGAACCGCTGCTAGTTGCTATCCCGGAAATGGAGAATTCCCAGAACCCGGAAGCAATCGCGGCTCCGAAGAAACTGAAATAGTTTCCTCGTAGGTCTTTTCTTGGTTAAACCGTTATAATCATCGGGAGTTATCCTGTGAGTAAAAGTAACGTTAGAGGTCGTAACGAAGAACGCCTTACAGCTTTCTTCGACACGATGTTAGAAGAGCTTCTTGACAGGGGGCCGCAGAGCTTCGCGGTCTCCCGTCAGGTACAACGTGCTCGTAAAAGGGCACGCTTCCTTAGAGAAGATCTTCGAGACAAGGCTATCAGCGATTTCTTGCTGGTGAACGAGAAGGTGAGGGTATTACAAAATGATTCCCCACCTTCAACTTGTCTTGATCCTAGGATCGTTTCAAACGCTCAATATTTCATTACTAATGTTTTAGAGCGTTTTACTTCTACCTGGGATGAGTTGGCCATTCAGCAGCCACTCGAGATGTCATACTTGTGGTCGAATTGGCGGTTTGGACCTGGTGCCAGCAATGGCATTAGAGGTACTCACGCAGCCGATAAGATCTGGCAGGATATGACTTGTACCGCTCTGTGTGAACCCTTGGTACTTAAACTACGTAAGTTGAACCCTTACTTCTCGGCCAGAGATGGCCAAAATGGAGTTTTGGGAACAAAGTGGGTTGAGGGTTCGCGACTAACAACAGTTCCGAAAAACGAGGACACAGAACGTACAATTGCCATAGAACCCTCAGGGAACATGTGTCTGCAGCTTGCTGCAGGCATGTATCTCGAAGGGGCATTACGGCATATCGGACTTGACATTCGCAACCAACAGCCTAAAAACGTGGCTATGGCCCAGCGTGGATCTCTTAAAGGGGATGTTGCAACCCTCGATTTGAAATCTGCTAGCGATATGATAAGTATCGATCTTGTACGTGCCCTCATGCCGAGTTCGTGGTTTGACCTGTTAATGAAGCTCAGGTCACCCTCGATTACAATTCCTGGCGATGGTAAAGTCAGGAAGGACGGCATGCAAGTAGAGCTACATATGATCAGCACAATGGGGAATGGTTTTACTTTTCCTCTTATGACGTTGCTAATCGTAGCTCTTATCTACGGATACCGGTGTACGCGTGGAGGTCCCAGTCTTTTTATTGATTGGTCCAACACTTGTGTATTTGGGGATGATATCATTATCCCCACGTGCGAGTATGCCGGATTCGTAGATGTCTTGACAAAGGCGGGACTTGTCGTTAATTTAGATAAGTCTTATTGTGAAGGTGCCTTTCGCGAGTCTTGCGGTGGTGATTTTCTAAACGGGGTAGATGTTACTCCTTTCTATGTTAAGTCACTCGCTGCGGAACCCGACGTCTATGTCGTTATAAACCAAGTAGTGTCGTGGGGTGCAAGAGAAGGAATTTTCTTGCACCGCACATTAACACTGCTTTGTAGCTACATAGACGGCAAGGCCCACCTCGTACCCGAGTGGTTAAATCCCGATCAAGGGATATTGACTGCGGGGTGTCCTAGGAGATTCAGCTACTTATCGCTATCACATTCTGAACGCAAGCTCTCACAAGGAGCTTTACCGTTCTCTATGATGTTAGCGGTCGGCGGCTACGTTTCCCAGGTCGGCGACGAGTTGTTTTACTTACCACGAAGCGTTAATCCGCCTAGAGTAAGGACTCGTCGATCCAGGTTACCGCAAGGTCACCTGGATGGCTGGGATCCTAGTTATAGGTCCCAGCAGGAAGCTCTTTGGATAGCCGCAAGGCTGACCATCCAATTTAGCTTCTAGTAGCAAGGGGGTTGATACTTGGATAAGATTCTTATCTTATCCTGGAGCTTA